AAAAGAACAAGAAGAAGATCGACTGTTCTGGGAAACATTTGATAACTTGACTAAATACTTGCGTGAACAGACTAACTGTTCCGTTATCAGACACGAAAACGCCGAAGCCGACGATATTATTGCACGTTGGATCGCACTACATCCCCAAGATCATCACGTAATTATTTCAAGCGATACAGACTTTGTTCAGCTATTAGCTGATAATGTCGATCAATATAACGGTATCACTGACGAATTACTAACTGTCCGAGGGATATTTGATGCCAAAGGCCGCCCAGTAATTGACAAAAAAACCAAAGAGCCAAAAATTATACCAGATCCTAAATGGTTATTATTCGAAAAATGCATGCGTGGTGATTCCAGCGACAATGTATTTTCGGCTTATCCTGGCGTCCGTGTTAAAGGTACGAAGAACAAAGTTGGACTTACTGAAGCATACGAAGATCGCGAAAAGCAAGGATATGCTTGGAACAATCTTATGCTACAGCGTTGGACTGATCACGAAGGGCAGGAACATCGTGTATTAGATGATTATGAACGTAACCGTCTATTAATTGATCTAACTGCACAGCCTGTTGAAATTAAACAACAGGTGGACCAAGCCATACAGGAACAAATTAGTCATAAAGATATTGGCCAAGTTGGTATTAGATTTATGAAATTTTGTGGCAAATATGAATTGGTTAAAGCCAGTGAATCAGCTGAACAGTACAGCCGCTGGCTTAATGAAACTTACAAAGGAGTATTAGATGATCGTAGCAAAACCAGTAGTTCCGAATCAGTTTTGGATTCTTAAAGAGGACGATCGTAAGGTTGGCAATATCGAAGCAGGGCCCGATGGATTCTCTGTTAAGATTAATAATCAAGTTCAAAGTTACAAAAGTATTAACACACTTAAAAAGAAAGTTTCCATTGATTTTGAACCTGCTGTAAAAAAACATAAATCAACAGCAGCAGACTTAGTACATGGATACTCAACTAAGGGTCGTGCCTATAATGCTGTATTTGATGTTAAACATCAAGTGCCTCTTTGGACTAAAGAGCCACGTAGCAAGAGTTGGTATGCAGCCGGATGGTATCGTGTTAAACAAGGTAGACATTGGGAAACTGTATTTTGTCCTAAGTTAATTACATTACAACGCTATCCATATTCTGGACCATTTTATACAGAGGATAAGGCCAATGAGCAGCAGTGAATCAAGTTCTAATTCCGTTAATATTTTTACACCCAGATATCGCAAATTAATCATTCCGCTCAATGGCGGACATGAGATGAGTGTCACCTTTACCGAACAGGAAGATGGCAGATGGGCAGCAGTACTTCCAGATGAAGCAATGACGCAGATGAAAGGCGACTTTGTTAAAATGTTTACCGAAGATGGATTTCGGTTAGACCACGATAAATTTCTTGAAATTAGAGAGGCGTAATATGAGTAATGTTTTTAGAGACCAAGCCAAGTTTATGCGAGCATGTGATCAAACTGTAGGTACCTTTAATAAGAAACAGTTTGATTTATATGTCAGTCTTATTGCCGAAGAAACCGGCGAGTTAGCAGATGCTATCAACGATAACAACCGTGTAGAAATTTTAGATGCACTATTAGATATTTTAGTAGTAACGGTTGGTGCATTACATTCAGCAGGTGTTGATGCAGAAGGCGGTTGGAAAGAAGTCATTGGTAGCAACTTGGCCAAGATCAATCGTGAAACCGGTATGGTTGAAAAGCGTGAGGATGGTAAAGTTCTTAAACCCGAACACTGGATGCCACCGCAGCTCGAACAATACATTGTTAAAGAATAAAAACAATGAGCCTACACATAAACAGATTTATAGATCGACTTAAAGCTGCCGATGCACGTAGTCAACGAGATTTTACTATGTCTATGACCGATGCAAGAGATCTACATGCAGATATTACTAAACTGCTGTTAATCATACAAAATCTGCAGGATAATGCGGCTACACCTGCTAATAACGAAGTTATAAACGTAGAAGTTACAGGGGGCTCATTCTAAAAACGGCTTACATTATTGATAAATAAATGTAGGAGTTTAATGAATGAGTAGACCTAAACCTCAGGTGTTAGTTGAACTAACAAATAAAAGTACTTACAAGACAGAACAGGTTCTGGCCGCAGTGGGCATCTGGGCTGTGTTCTTTGACGGCAAGCCTATTAATCTTAAAACCAGCAACCTGTTAGTACAATATCCAGGACCCAAGTATAAGAAGGTCAGTTTTAGTAATCAAGGCCATGCTATTAATTTGGCCAAAAAGTTAAACGCACAATTTAAGACTGACAAATTCTCTGTAGTCTTACTCACACAGGGGGAGACTATTTTCCCCGATGCTAAGAAATAAACGAGCCATAACACAGGCAGTACTTGATCAAATAGATGGTCCTAAAGACCTCGAAGAGTCCATTCTTTCTTGGTGGATGAATATTCGGTCATCCGGTGGTATGCGTTTGACCAAGATAGGCTACGAATGTTTTAAGTGTGCAAACATCGAATCTTGGTCGGTTGAGATGACCGACATTCGTTCAATAATGAATAAACGATTATTATTGGACCTTGATCGTAAACTACAATATCCTTACTATATCGACTACAAAGATAAAAAAGTTGTTTTTTATTCCAGTAAGGAAGCTATGCTTGCCCAACTCTACGGAAATATACCAGATTTTGTTAAAAACTACGGTTGACCAGTAATTTCTTTTTCCGTATAATTACACTTATACACTAAACTTTGGAGATCATTTATGAATCCCGAATATTTCCGTAATATGTCACAAGATGATTTCCGTGCATGGCTCAATAATGCCAGCGATGCAGAAATGGCTCAAGCATTAGCAGTTATTCTTAATAAAATCTCAGAGCTGACCGCCGAACTGATAGACGAAATGGAATATGATCTTATGGATGAAGATCAGGATTTTGCCGAAGCTCGTGCAGTGATTGACCGTGTCAAGGCTCTGTAATGAATACTCTAAATCAACTTGGAGTTTTCTTACTCAATTTCCTATTAGGATTTATTATTGCTTATATAATGTTGACAGCGATTAAAATTTATTTTAATACTAAAAAGTCAATTGAGCAGCAACGTCTTGATGCCTTAGATGCCCATATACATCGTATTAAACAAGAAGTCGAAGGCGACATGCATTACTGGTTTGATTTTGATAATGATCAGTTTATTGCACAAGGCAAGACAATAGCAGAAATTCGAGAAGTTCTAAAAGCTCGTTGGTCAAAACATATTTTTGTTCTTAATGATCATGTTATGCTTTTAGGACCCGATTTTGACCAAGTACATATTTACAACGAGACCACCAATGACCGAACCTAAAAAATTAAAAGTAACCTTTGCTCCTGGCTGTTTTGATAACTTCGACGGAACACAAGAAGAATTAGATGCACTGATAAAAGAAATCGAAGATGCAATTTACAGCGGCGAGTTACTGGAAATATCAGAAGAAATGTCTGAAGAGGACTGGGACGAGTTGCCAGATGATGTTAAGCTACAGATCTTAGAATCTTTGGAAACGTTTAATGACGACGAAGAAACATATAAACGCCGACTCAATTGAACCAAGTCGTAGTCCGGAACGCCATACTTTTAATGCTACAACTCCGGTAATGATAGAGTTGCTTAAAACAGCAAAGGAACAAAAATTGCAGCAAGAAGCTGATCCAGAGTGGCAAAAGAATAATCTCGAATGGGCACTACGTACCACAGATTGGATATTGTCCAAGGTACGTACTGATGACACATACGCTCAAAGATTGTATGCTACACTCTGCAATAACGATTTCATACCTCCGGATGTTTGGAAGGTATTAAAAGATGAAACTTGGTCTTGTAGCTGGCGTTATGCCGGTGGTATTATTGCTGACATGCGAGAACAAGGTGACTACATCGACTGGTACTGCTCAGGTAATGAAGGAGAAATATTCCCAGATGTTGAACAGGATCTTAACCAAATTGGGTGGAGAGTAGTAAAGTGAACCCGGAAGATTACAGCTGGAATATTGAACCTGGTTCTATGACGATAGAGATCAAATATCGCGGCGAAAAATTGTTTAGCCTGTTCTTAGGCGAAGCGATGGAAACCGCTGGTAGAAAAGCCGTTATGGCATACGTAAAAGAGTGCGATAACAGTCCTTGGCTACATCACTGGGGCGCACGTGAAGCTATAATGGAAGTCTTAGCTAAACCAGAATAGTGTTGTATTTTTGCAACAGTTGACCAGAAATGGCCTATCGGCTATAATGTATGTACTAGGGAGATCGCAATGAAATTTTTCCAAGAAACTACAGAAGGCAACTATTATCCTAACCATACGTACCTGTTGAGCGACAATAAAGAATACGCTCACGGGTACATTCGCACGGGCACTAAAGAACTGTTTAAGTTTAAAACAAAATATCGCTTTGATACTCGTAAGCGTAAGTTCAAAGAAGTGCCTAATACCTTTGGCTTTGTGGAAGAACCTATAGCAGCTAATGTAGAGCGTTGGGAAGTTAAAGGCAGCAAAGGCGATACTTATGTTGTAGAACGTGAGGACGGTGTTTTGAAGTGTAGCTGTAGCGGATTCAAGTTCCGTGGCAAGTGCCGTCATTTAGAAGTAGCAGTATGACCATAGATCAAGCAGTGGAACATGTCATTCGGCAGTTTTTTGCCGAACCCTGGGACGACGAAACAAAACAAGACATGTCGCAAGCTCTGCGTAAAATACTTCCGGGATCTTACGAAATAGAATGGGAGTTGGATGATCACGGCGTACCGCAGATTCTATTGCGGTTTGAGGAGTCACCCGAAACTACCGAATGGATTCTACAGCATAGATGAAGGCCAGTTTAAATATTCCTGCTGGGTTTGACGTTGATGCTTGCGTAAACTGGGCCATAGATAATTGCGCCAGCTTTGATGTTTATCGTATAATAGAACTAACCTGGGAAGATAAGCAGGTGCTGGACTGTTGGTTTAGATTAGAAATAGAATTCAACGATCCTGCTGACGCAACACTTTTTAGTTTGAGATATGCATGACATACAGAGTTGCCATTGATAAATTCCAAGAAGCGTTCGACCGTGAGAAAGATGCCGAATTCTTTATGTTGAAGTGGTCTTAATGTATACAACAAAACTACCTGATTCATTTTACAGCTGGAGGGAGCGGATTGAATGGTGCGAAGAACAGTTTGGACCAGCCACAGCCATGGAGTGGGGCAATGCTTGGTTAAAAGGTGCTCGATGGTGGCGGTTGAACGATCTTGTATGCTTTCGTGACGAACAGGACTTGACATTATATCTGCTGAGGTGGTCATGATAACCAGAATTTATATTCCCGGCATGGTGACAAGAGAGATGAATACTATATTTCAATGGTGTCTAGATCATTTTGGTGAATATCGCGATCAATGGAATTACAATATTAT